AGGTGGTCTTTACGGAGCTGGTCGTTTCGGATACACAATCAACAACGCAACTTCTGCTTCTAACGCAACTGTTGCTTCTGCTTCATTAGCTGATATTGATTGGAACTTATCTGATGCTACTGTTTCTGCTTCATACGCAGCAAACACTTTGAAAAAAGTAACTATCGCATTACCTGGTGATGCAGATTACAATGGTGTAAGAGCATTTGAATTAGCATTATCTTCTTCAACAGGAGCACAAACTTTCTTCCCTCAATACACTACTAAAAACGGTAACAACATTGAATTCGTTGCAACTGTAACTGGTACTGGTTCAGCAGGTTCTAACTTCTCTACTTTGTACTACCATGTACAACCTACTTCTGTATCTCGTGGAGATTTCGAAGATAGAGGAAACAACTTAGCGATTCCAGAAATCGAATTAGAATTGAAATCAGAGCCAATCGTTGCTAAGACTCGTAAGTTAAAAGCAATCTGGACTCCTGAATTAGCACAAGACTTAAATGCATACCACTCAGTAGATGCAGAAGCTGAATTAACTCAAATGTTATCTGAGTACATCTCATTAGAGATTGACTTAGAAATCTTAGAGATGTTGCAGCAAAACGCATTCTCAACTGAATATTGGTCAGCAAAAGTTGGATACGATTGGAACGGAAACGGATTCTCTATCGATTCTAACGCAGCAGCTGCTTCTGCATACCAAAAGAACACTTGGTTCCAGACTTTGGGAATCAAATTACAAAAAATCTCTAACAAGATTCACCAATTGACTATGAGAGGTGGAGCAAACTTCGTTGTTGTTTCTCCTAACGTGGCTACAATTTTAGAATCTATGAACGGATTCTCTGCAAACCCTGGTAAAGATGCTTTAACTTTTGCAGCGGGTGTAACTAACATCGGACAAATCTCTAACAGATACGATGTTTACAAAAACCCTTACATGACTGAGAATGTTATCTTATTAGGTTTCAAAGGTTCTAACTTCTTCGAGACAGGTGCGGTTTACGCTCCATATGTACCGTTGATTATGACTCCATTAGTGTACGACCCAACTAACTTTACTCCGCGTAGAGGTGTTATGACTCGTTACGCTAAGAAAATCGTTAGACCAGAATTCTACGGTAAGATTTTAGTAGACGGTTTAGAGACTCTTTAATATTTAGAGTTTTTAAATAAAAATTAGAGGGAGCAGTAATGTTCCCTCTTTTTTTTTATATTTATATCTATAATTCATTCAATAACCAAAAATTAAAAAACAAAATGGCATACCCAGAAAATCAATATTCCATAACGGAAACTGCAAAAGATTTACCAACATATACGGTAGAAAGTACAGACAAAATTTTAGCTAGACAAGGAGATGGTAAATTAGGATACATACCTGTTTCAGATTTACTAACAACCGCAGGTGGTGATGCAATATTTAGCACAGTTCAAGCAACTATCAACGGAACGGGTACTAACTTTAAAGTTGGAGATGATGTATATATTGGAGATATAAATGTATCAAATCATATGCAAGTAGCGGGTGTTCAAGATATAACAAAAGGATATATTCAATTTGGTAGTGGTTCGGCAATGCCTAAAATTGGTGGTGGAGGTGCAAATCACTTAAACATTGCAAATATTCCAGCATACGCATCAAATGCGGCAGCATTGAGTGGTGGTTTAGTTGCGGGTGATATATATAGAAACACAGATGCATTGTGTATCGTTCATTAATATAATAAATTAAGTAAAATTAGGAAAGAGATGGTAGAAATATCATCTCTTTTTTTATTCTTATATTTATAGTAGTAAAACTATAAATTTTAGATATGTCTCAAAATATATACTGGTCAGGTTCAACTGCATCGGCATTCTCTGCATCGGTAGCATTATCGGAAGCAACTCCATTTGGATTGTATGATGCTGATACTGATTTTAGAAGTGATGCTCCTAAAACTGCTACATGGGTGGCAAAACGATTAGGGTATCCAATTGTTAATATTGAATTAGATAATGCACAAATTTGGGCTTGTTTTGAAGAGTCTGTTTCGGAATATTCGGCACAAGTAAATCAATTCAATCTTCGTAATAACCTTGATATTTTAAGAGGACAACCAAAGGGTAAGATTACAAATTATTCACAAACTCTTGTTGAAGGTTCATATTTACCAACCACAATTCGTCAATCACAACAATATGCAACATTAGCGGGTGTTGGGGGTTCAACTGCTATTAAAAAGGCATATATAAATCTAACTCCTGGAAAACAAACATATAATATAATGACAGAAGCATATGATGTTGAAACTTCGGCATCATTTGGTACTACTTTTTCAGGTTCATCAACGGTGGATGTAACAAGAGTCTATCACGAAGCAACTCCTGCTATTGCAAGATTTTTTGACCCATACTCTGTTGGTGCACAAGGAACTCTAAACTTAATGAGTGAGTTAGGATTTGGTAATTACTCTCCTGCTGCACAATTCTTAATGATGCCTCTATATGAGGATTTAATGAGAATGCAACAAATTGAGTTCAACGACCACATTCGTAAATCTGCACATACTTTCAATATAGTAGATAATAAATTGCAAGTATTTCCATTACCATTTAACGGAGGGCCTGTACGAATATATTTTGAATATATGAGTAGAGATGAATTTGAACATGATTCTCAGATAATTCAAGCAGATTCACTTTCAGATTATTCAGATATTCCATACGATTTTATTCAATATAGAAATATAAATGATGTTGGTAAACAATGGATTAGAAAGTACACTTTGGCTCTTTCTAAGGAGTTACTAGGGGCAATAAGAGAGAAGTATAGCTCAATACCTATACCCGATGCAGAAGTATCCTTAGATGGGGCAGCATTGAGGGCAGAAGCACAGGTAGAAAAGGATTACTTGGTACAACAATTGAGAGAAAACTTGGAAGAGATGAGTAGAAAGAATGTGATGGAAAACAAAGCACATGAAGCAGACCATCAACAACAGATGTTACAAAAAGTTCCGTTAAAAATATATGTAGGATAATATGCCAAAGTTTTTAGTAGGTAGAGATATTGATTTATTCAAAAGTATCGCCAGAGAAGTAGTTGATGATGTAATACAAAATGCAATTGTATTATTTAAGATAAACTTAGATGATACAAAGGTAAATATCTATGGGGAAGCATTGAATAAAACTTGGTTTCCTGGTGTTGAAATGTTTGCTTTAATAAACAAAGACCCTAATACAATAAATTATGAAGGGTTTGGTTCTGATAAAGGACAAACTATTGAATTTAGATTAGATAGATGGGCTTGTGAAGAAAAGAATGCATATCCTGAAACTGGTGATGTAATTTACTTTGATAATTCATACTACCAAGTTGATAATACATCAGAGGTTCAATTTGTAGGTGGACAAACTTATAATAATTTCAGTATTGTTTGCTCTACATTTATGGTAAGAAAATCAGACTTGAATATAGAAGAAAGAATAAACTAATATGTCTACAAATCCACAACGACCAAACTTAAACAGAGCTAATCAAATTAAATCTGAAAAGGGAGACTTAAAACAAAGTATCTCCCTTTTTGATATTGATTATGCAATGATGTCTTATTTAGAAGATACAGTTTTACCAACTTTGGATAACAATGGAACTGCATTAAAAATACCTGTAATATACGGTAATTCTGAAAGATGGAAAGGTGCAAGAAGAGATGGTGTATTTAGAGATAATAAAGGTCAAATACAACTACCAGTTTTAATGATACGCAGAACATCTATTGCAAAAGATGATACGATGCCTATGATTAGAAGAGAAACCACATATTCTGGAATTACAAAGTATTCAAAAGATAACAAATATGATAGATTTACATTATTAGGTAAGAATACACAACCTAAATATGAAATTTATAATATAAAAATGCCTGAATATGTAGAATTGAATTACGATTGTATGTGTTGGACATCTTACACAGAACATTTAAATGCAGTTGTAGAACACTTAAATTTTACAGGTCAATATTGGGGAGATAAGGATACTTTTAAATTTAGAACGGAAGTTGGAGAATACAATATTGTAAATGAGGTAGGAGAAGGAACTGAAAGAATAAACAGAGTAGAATTTTCACTAAATGTAAAAGCATATTTATTGCCAGAAACATTTGATGGAGAAGCAACTACTAAAAAATCAATGTCTATTAAAAAAGTAGTTGTATCAACTGAAACGGATGTAACTGCAAATGGTAGATTGGAAGGATTACTTACAACTCCATCTCCGTATTATGATAATAAGGATTTAGTAGATTTTCTTTCATTAAATAGTAGTAGAATTGAAATCCCAACTTCTAATAATGTTGTTACATTTACGGTTATTAAACTAATTAAAACTCCTGACCAACTTGTATCAGTAATTAATGGTGGTTTAACTATTGGTGGTATATCATATGATATAAAAGTTTATGTGAATGGACAGCGTGTTTTACAACCAAATAATTT